GCATTATGAGTGCCGCGCTCTAACCGGCTGAGCTACCCTGCCCCTGCTTTTGTACTACTCGGATTAATATAGCAAGTTTTTCATCATCTGTCAACTTCTTCCAATCTCTGATTTCATCAATATGCCGAAAACACCCAATACAATAGTTGTCTTGGAGTTTACAGACTTTGATGCAAGGTGATTGAACTTTCATAAACGGGATGGACGGGACTCGAACCCGCAACCACCGCAGTGACAGTGCGGTGCGCTAACCAATTGCGCCACCACCCCAAGCTCCTCGGGAGGGACTTGAACCCCCGACCTAGTGATTAACAGTCACCCGCTCTAACCAACTGAGCTACCGAGGAATGGTGCCAAGAGACAGAATCGAACTGCCGACACGTGGTTCTTCAGACCACTGCTCTACCAACTGAGCTATCTTGGCGTACAGAGCGAGCGATGGGGTTCGAACCCACGACATCAACCTTGGCAAGGTTGCGCTCTACCAGCTGAGCTACGCTCGCAAATACAAAATGCCCCGACTAGGACTCGAACCTAGAACCTGGTGATTAAGAGTCACATGCTCTACCATTGAGCTATCGAGGCATATCAGAGCCACAGGTCGGGCTTGAACCGACGACCGCCCGATTACAAATCGGGTGCTCTACCGCTGAGCTACTGTGGCAATACTACACTATTTAGAGCGAGCGATGGGACTCGAACCCACAACAACCTGCTTGGAAGGCAGGGACTCTAGCCATTGAGCTACGCTCGCAAGTCCGCCGGGAGGGACTTGAACCCCCACATCTTTCGCATATAAGGCGACTGCCTTCACCATTTGGCTACCGGCGGATGATGCACCCCCTGGGATTCGAACCCAGCCCTAAAAGATTAAAAGTCTCTTGTGCTAACCGCTGACACTAGGGGTGCTTGTGACATGCTCCGGGCCGGACTCGAACCGGCACGCTTTTGAGGCGAGGGATTTTAAGTCCCTTGTGTCTACCGATTTCACCACCGGAGCTTATGCATTCAGAGGGAGTCGAACCCACACGCCTTAAGGCGCCAGATCCTAAGTCTGGTGCGTCTGCCAATTCCGCCATGAATGCATTCTATTATCAATCAACAACCTCTTCTATCTCAACAGGTCCGTAAAACACAATTTGACAATCTGAACACTCCCAGCCTGCCTCTTCCGGATAGAATGTTGTGGCCTCCAGAAGTTTCTGTTCCTTCTTGGACAAATCTTCCACACCTACTCTGTCTGTCCAACACCCATCATTTAAATTATGATCCGTTCTGCTGTATTCATCGGACACCAAGGTGTCACCTTCCTTCCATCCATTCTCACGTGGGTCTTCCTCCACCCAGACCTCACCCCAACGATACCAGGTGTTTTCTTCAAAGTAGATGCGTTTACCATTACCCAACACCTTCTCCCAAACACACTGCTCACACACATCTTTTTTATCAACATTTGTGATTTTGAATGGCATCATGACCTCAGGTAAAGGAAACGGACAGGGAGGGATTCGAACCCCCGGAGCCTTTCAGCTCTTCGGTTTTCAAGACCGATGCAATAAACCACTCTACCACCTGTCCAATGCTCCCGGTGAGACTCGAACTCACAAGCCCGCAAGGGCAGAGGTTTTTGAGACCTCCGTGTATACCATTCCACCACAAGAGCAGGTGTGATGCCAGTAACGTTATGGCTTCTCGCAGACCCTGGCACCACAAGCGAGATGAAATTGTTGTACTCTGTAGCGGGATTTCTCAATGACCGTATTGCTACGGCTGACGCGGAGGGCGTACCCAATTCCTTGCTACCGTCCTACGATATTGCTATCGTTTATAGAGTACAACACATGGGTAGTGAGGGACTCGAACCCCCGACAGCCTGCGTGTAAAGCAGGTGCTCTACCAACTGAGCTAACCACCCATTTGTCGGCTCAGGTCGCTCGTAGGTTCAGACATAACAGATTTCTCTGACATAGGACTGAATGACTACGCCCTCAATGACCGACATAACATGGACCTGAACGGGATCGAACCGATGACCTCCTGAATGCAAATCAGGCGCTCTCCCAGCTGAGCTACAGGCCCGTAGTGACGTTAAAGTGGGCGGGACTCTTTCCCGCTTTCCTAGTTGAGGTAGGCGACCGATTTGCTCAACATTGTCGGCCCTCTATCCACCTTAAACGTCTAACAACTTACTTGGCGAGGCTGGCTGACTTGTCAACTTCTGGCTTTACAACAGTGGAATCTGCTTCAGCCTTAATGGTGTCAGCTTGGATAGTGGTAGCTGATTCACCTTGAAGATTCTCATCCACCTTCTTGGCACAAGCAGCGAACATCAGAACAGCAACAGCGGCTACAAACATGGTACGCATAATCTACTCCTTTTTGAATGTGATACTACAATCGCACTGCATTGCCCCACTACGACTCGAACGTAGATTCGCGGATCCAAAGTCCGCTGTCCTGCCATTGGACGATAGGGCAATAATACCGCGTACGGGAATCGAACCCGTCTTACCGGAGTGAAAGTCCGGCTTCCTAGCCGATAGAAGAACGCGGCATGAATACATCAGTTATCAATCAACACCCACTCTTGAAATATAACACCCTGGGACTCGTTTGTCAAGCCCCAGGGTAAGTCCTTCCAAATCAACAACTTACACCTTCTTGGGCTTTTTCTTTTTCTTTGTTTCTGTGACTTCAGGTAATGTAATCTTGGCACCTAGTTGTGTCAATACTTCTCGCATATTTGGGTAAATCTGAAGCATGGTTTGGTCTTTGATATGGACCATGATGTTGGCTTCTTTCCAGTGCATGCCTTCCAACATTTGCACCCAAAGTGTTTCTCTCTTGTGGCCTGGAATCTTTTCCATGCTACCACCTGATTGAAAATTTTTAATTCTTCGAAATTCTGCTCTGACATCCGTGTTGGCGAAACCATCTGGCAATGAGGTGTCTGGCTGGTAGGTGTCTGGCATACCAGTGGGGAGACCATGTAGCTTCTCTGCGTCCAACACAGCCATGCGCATCAAAGGTGCGAATGTGGTGTCAATCTTGGCCACTTGTTTGGTTCTGTCCACTTGTTCATCCAAAGTGGTGCCTTGAGCAATCCAATCCAGTTTTTCATGCAATAACATGCTAACGTGTAAATTCTTCATATCAAAACTCCGTGATGTGCTCCATGAGATTCTTCATCTTGTGTGCGATGAAATAGTTCAGCAGTTGAGACTTGTCTCGTACATCCTTTTGCTGGGTATAGTTATTTATAATGTTTTCCACAATGTCTTGAGGAATCATACGGAGGTCCACCATTTGCTTGTTACGCTTTATACCAGCTTCATGGGGCGTGCCATCCCAATGACTGACATCCAGCTTCTTCCACTGCTCCAGATCCTTCTTACGGATGGGCTTCTGCCGACCACCAGACACGAACACATCATCAGGTGACATGAAGTTGGGGACACCATCTCCCTTGTCACCCATCAGAATATGCTCCATGACAATCTCATCAATGCTTTCCGTGGCCTTCACCCACTTCTTGTGGATGGGGCTGTACTGCTTCACATTCTTGTAACGCTGAAGCTGTGTGAAATCATGGTCACCAGAAAGAATCAACACAGGCTGAGGCTCTGCCTCCAATCCTTGTTGAACCAAATCATGTTCCTGACTCCACAACACCAAGGCGGCGATGATGTCATCAGCCTCGGCTGTGTCCACTTCCACCACGGCATACGGGAAATGTTCAGCCAGTTCTGACTTGATTTGATTCAATGCCTCGAAAATGGCGTGCCAATCAAAGCCAGAATCATCACGCGCCTTCTTTCTGTTCGCCTTGTAATGAGGGAACATCTTCTTCCGCCAGTACTTTTTGTTGTCACAGGCAATCACAAGTTGACCAAACTCTTTGCCAAACTTGTTCTTGTAGGACCTGAGAGCATTCACAATCATGTGGCGAATCAATGGCGTGCTGATTTCTGCATCAGTCCTGCCACGAAGCTCCGCCATCAGAGTGCTAATAGCTGTTTGTGAGTAGTCCACGATAATCATGTCATACCTCTATGAATTTCTTACAATCGTCATTGGGTTCCCGATGACACAGATGTAAGATGTTTGTAATCAATTGTCCTTGACGTTCCAATTTCGCACATTCATCACATAAAACATAACGAATATGCAAGTATTTGTCAATCCCCAAATACTCAGGACGACAAGTGGATGCTATGTTCTCCACACCTGCATCCACCTGGTCCTGATAGTATCTGGCACAACATTCTGGTATATTGCTGTGAATACCAAAATGATAGTGAAAGTTATGGCATCTCATCCTTGTCTTGGTCAGGCCACAAATCATCCAATCCCTCAAAATCACCAGGATTCCATGCCATGTTCTTGAATTGTCCTTTACTGACCAAAGTTTCAAATGTGTTGAACAATTCATCAAAACGAGCATTGTACAACTCCTTCATGCCAATCAACACATTCATGAACTTGTCTTGGTCTTTTGGCCCCATGTAGGACTGGCTAATCATGGTGGCCACCAAATCAATGTCATCAGTCACACGCCAGCAATTCATGATTTGCTGTTCAAAATCAAATCTATCAGCCATTAGTCAATCCTCACGATAAGTAGGTCAGTAGTGGTGCGTCCCTTCAACGTCTTGCACTTCGCCTTGATGCCATCAAACCAATTCACAGTTTGATTCTTACGAAGCTTCATCACCTCAGCCAACTGCTCCTCAGGCTTACGAAGAATCTTCTCACAGGTCACCTTGAAGCCGTAAATCTTGGGACCCTTCACATACAAACTGTCCTTCACCTCAGCTTCGTAGTAGCCCAGCCGGCGCTTCTTGGTGTCATACACCCAAACCATGTTAGCACCAATGATGTCCACAGGATTACAGGACTTGATACCCTCATGTTCTGCCTTGAACCGAATCTTGCTGGCCATCTTCTTCTTGTCCATGGGCTTCTTCTTACGAATACGCAGGCTCTTCACCTTGGTCTGCTGTTGTGAGATGTTGTCCATGACCGTGCTGAAGGCGTCAATAATCTTTTTGAAATTTCTCTTGCCCACATAAGAATAACCTTCCACCAGCTGCTCATCCTCACCATTGTAGGCAGCATACCACTCGGCAATATGCTTGCGAAGATACTGCTGAACCAACTTCAGCTGTGGACCCTTTAGATTCTTGGTCAGAATGAATCCCACCAGGTCATCTGAAGCAGGGATGTCACCATCAAAGGCATCATCCATCTTGCCATCCAGCTCAGCCAACACAGCCGATACCTGAGCACGGATCCTGTCCTGAATGTTCGGCTTGTTGGCGGTGACAGGAGCTGATGCCTTCACCTGCTTCTTCACATTGGCAAAGCTCATCACATAATCACGAATACGCTGAGCATCATTAGGCTTCAATGGGAAACCTTGAAGCGCCATGCGAGCCAAAGCACAGATGGTGGTGTTCATGCTTCCCAGATTCCGCCAGGCTTGAATGTCCTGCTTGGCAGTGGCGGGCCGATGTTCACGAAGCCATTGCTCCATGTACTTGGCATAATCCTTGTCTGAGGCACAATAGTTATGCCAATTCAGACCCCGAAGCATTTCGGAATTGTAATTCTTCACATCACCCGTCCAGGTGGGTTCCTCGGCAATCAAAGAAGATTCAGATGCCGGAGGAAGAACCAGATGAAGATTAGCCATTGTTATACACCTCTTGGTCAAGGAGAGAAATCTTGCTGATGCTGTCCCAACGGAACGACCGCCAGGCCTGCTTCTCCATGTCCCAGACCGGACAGGCATCAGGACTGGACTTGCGATGAGATTCCTTCACTTCCTGTGCCGGGAGAAATTGTTCAGCCAGAGTACACTTCATCTCACGCACAGTACCATCACCTTTCGAGAAAACCACAGTGACCACAGCCTGCCGGAGAAGGTTACGAATACCTTCCTTCGTGATACCATCCATCACCATACTGCCTCCATGTGTTAGAGTATGTATGAAATATAACGATTTTTAGTGTGTTTGTCAAGTCCCGCTAAGTGCTTGTATTTCAATCACTTAGATCGGAAGAGCACACGTCTGAACTCCAGTCACCGCTCATTATCTCGTATGC